ATGACCTATGCCACCCAACAGCAGCTGATCGATCGCTACGGCGAGGCGATGCTGATCGCGCTGTCGGATCGCGCCGATCCGCCGGATGAGGCGGTGGATGCCGTGGTGGTGGCCCGCGCCCTGACTGGCGCGGATGCGCTGATCGACGGCTATCTGGCAGGCCTTTATGCCCTGCCGCTGGCCTCGACCCCGCCGATGCTGGAACCGATCGCCCAGGCCATCGCCATCTACGACCTGCACATCACCGAGCCAGAGGCCAAGATCAAGGCTGACTACGACAACGCCCTGAAGCGCCTTCAGGAGATCGCCAGGGGCGTGATCCAGCTCAAGGATGCCGCCGGGGTCGAACCGCCCGCGCCGCAGGGCGGCGGCGTCCAGATCACCGACCGCGAGCGGATGTTCACCCCCGAGAAGATGACGGGGTTCATCTGATGGTCGACCTGGTTTCCATCGCCACCCGCCTGAAGGAACAGGCCACCGGCCTGCGCAAGGTGGGTCTTGCCGCGGATCTGGCGGCGGTACTTGAGGGCAAGCTGCCGGACCAGACCGGCATCAGCGCCTTCGTCCTGATCGGCGACGAACGCGGCGGCCAGGCGTCGATCTCCGCCGGGTCCTACATCCAGCCGGTGCAGCTGAGCATCGCCGTGATCCTGACATTCCGCGAGATCTCGAACCGCGCAGGCGACAAGCTGGTCGATGAGGTCGAGGCCGCGAAGGCTGCGGTGCGCGCGGCGCTGATCGGCTGGATCCCGGACGGCGCCAATGGCGCGCTGCGCCTCGTGCACGGTGCGCCCGTCTCGTTCAAGCCCGGATTTTTTGCCTGGGGCTATCAGTTCGCCACATCCACCCAGCTGAGGTACACCCGATGACCGCCCCCGACCATCCCCTGCCCGCCGCCGGCGGCAGCTACATCCGCAATCCCGACGGCTCGCTGACCCTCGTCGATCCTGAGACCGGCCTGCCGGTTGTCGATGGCCCGCCGGCAGCCGCGACCGACCCGGTCGGGGTCGATCCGGTCGTGCCGGAGGCCGGGGTCATGACCACGGTGGCGGAAGCCCCGGCCGAACCCGCCCCGAAACCCACCGTTAAACGGGGCGTAAAAGCCCCCGAGAAAGAGGGCTGAGCCGATGTTCTGGGACCTCCAGCTGATCACGGCCAAGGAAGAAACGACCTATGGCACCGACTCTGCGCCGACCGGCGCGGCCAATGCCATCCTCGCGCAGAACGTCAAGCTGACGCCGATGCAGGCGACCGAGGTGACGCGGCAGCATTCGCGGCCCTACCAGGGCGCGCGCCCGGCGCTGCTGGTCGGCAAGCACATGAAGATCACCTTCGAGGTCGAGGCCAAGGGGTCGGGCACGGCAGGCACGGCACCGGGCTTCGGTGTCCTCTTGCGCAGCTGCAAGATGGCCGAGGTGATCGTCGCCGCCACATCGGTGACCTACAACCCGACCTCGACCACCCACAAGTCGTGCTCGCTCTATTTCTACATCGACGGGATCCTGTTCAAGCTGATCGGGGCGCGCGGCGACTGGAAGTACAAACTGAATGCCGACGGCATCGTGGTGATCGAATTCACCTTCACAGGGCTGTTCACCCAGCCGACCAGCCAGGCCATCCCGGCGCCGACCTTTGGGGCCCAGCTGACCCAGATCCCGCAGGAGGCCACGACCGAGACGGTGCCGACCTTCTCGATCGGCGCCTTCGCCACGGCAGGCCTGCGGAGCCTGACCTTCAGCGCCGGCAACCAGGTGGTGTTCCGCAACCTCGTCCGCCGACGCCAGGTGATCATCCCGCAATCCGATGAATCGCTGGAATTCCAGATCGAGGCCGAGGCGCTGGCCACGTTCAACCCGTTCAGCCTGGCCGATGCCGGCACTACCCAGGCGGTGTCGCTGGTCCATGGCGTCGGCGCGGGCAAAATCGTCACGCTGTCGGTCGCGCGGTTCCAGATCCTGAACCCCGGCGACCTGACCCAGCAGGACGGGGTGCTGGAATACCAGCTGCGCGGCAAGTGCCTGCCCAGCGACAGCGGCAACGACCAGTTCACCCTGGCATTCACCTGAGGAGCATCTGCACATGCTGAAGATCGTCAAGAACCCCGAATTCACCGCCCTGGTCAAGGTGCAGGTGCCCACCGACAAGGGGCAGGTCGAGCATTCGTTCAAGGCCCGGTTCCGCGCGCTGACCCGGTCCGAGGAGGCCGGTTACGACGCGCTGAACGCCTCCAGCACCGACGAATTCCTGCGCCGCGTCGTGGTCGGCTGGGAGGATCTGAAAGGCGAGGACGGCGAGCCGTTCGAGTTTTCCGAGGACAACCTGATCACCCTGATCGACCTGCATTACGTCCGGCTCGGGATCGTCCAAGCCTATACCTCGATGATCTCGGGCGCCAAGGCCCCGCGCCGGGGAAACTGACCGCGCTCGGCCGCGCCTGGGCGCGCGGTCGGGCAGCCTCGGACCAGCGCCGCGCCAGCATGGAGAGGGTCCGGGCAGATGCCGCCCGTATGAGGCTGACCCTGCCCGAGGAAGCCCCGGCCCCGGTGGCGGAGCTCTGGGAGATGCACATCCCGGCCTGGCGCGCCTGGTGCGCCGTGTCGGGGCAGATGCGGACAGAGGCGCTCAACACCATGGAGAGCGCCCGCATCGTCTGGCTGGGGCTGGATTACAGCGCCGCCAAAGCCGGGCTGGGCCTCGCCGGGATCGGGGTCAGCCCGGAGGAATGGGACGAGGTGCGCACGATCGAGGGTGCCGCCGTTGAGGAGCTGAACCGCCGTGGCAGGTGATCTGCGCATCAGCATGTTGATCGAAGCCAACGCGCAGCGCGCGCGGGCCGAGGTCGCATCCATGCGCGAGGGCGTGGCCCAGCTGGCGGAGGCGGGACGTGACGCCGGCGGCGGCATGGCGGCCGCCTCGGACGGCGCTGCCGAATGGGGCAGCATGGTCCAGATGCTGCGCGCCTCGATGCAGCCTATGGTGGCCGAGGCCAATGCGCTGGCCGCCGCCGTCGACCAGCTGACCATCGCCGAGGAGACGGGTGCGCTGTCGGCCCGCGAGGCGGCGCTGGCGCATGATCTGCTGGCCCGCCAGGCGATCGAGCTGCAGGCCCGGATGGAGGCCGCCGGCGTGACGCTCGACGGCACGACCGCGGCGATCCGGCACCACGACACCGCCATCCAGCAGCTGATCGCGCGCAACACCGGGCTGAGCCGCTCCGAGGACGAAAGCATCGCCGACCACCTGCGCCATGGCCAGGCGCTGGACCAGCTGCGCGCGAAATTCGATCCGCTCTTTGCCTCCAGCCGCCAGTACGAGCTGGCGCTGGGGGAGATCGCCGAAGCCGAGCGGCTGGGCGCGATCTCGGCCACCACGGCCGCCGCCGCCCGCGAGCGGCTGGCGCAGTCGATGGCGCCGGCGGTGACGGCGACCGATCGGTTCGGACGGTCCAATCAGCAGGCGGCGCAATATGCCGGGCAGCTGAGCTATCAGCTCAATGACATCGGCATGATGATGGCGATGGGGCAGAGCCCGTTCCTGCTGATGATGCAGCAAGGGCCCCAGGTCGTGCAGGTGTTCGGCCAGATGAGGTTGGCGGGCGTCGGACTGCGCACGGCCCTGGTCAGCGCCTTCGGCATGCTGATCAACCCGATGTCGCTGGCCACCATGGCGGTGATCGGATTCGGCGCGGCGGCGGTGCAGTGGTTCGGCCAGGCCGAAGAGGCCGCCGAGACCGTGGCCGATGCCACCCAGAGGCTGGGCGAGATCGAGGCGGGCCTGCGCGACACCCGTGCCATCCTTGACCTGTCGCTGTCCGAGCTGATCGAGAAATATGGCAGCTATGCCCTGGCGATCCGCGATGCCGCGCGGGCGCAGGAGGAGCTGCGTATCGCCCAGGCCCGCACCGCGCTGGCCGAGGGCATCCAGAATGCTGAGGAGGATTGGGGGCGGTTCTCGGCCCGGATGGATGCTGCCCTCGCTGTCAGCCAGGCAAAGGCGTTCGAAGACCTCATGGTCTCGCCCGACACTTCACTCGCAGCTGCATTGGAAAAGGATACCGCCCACCTCTCCGTCGCAGCGGAAAAAACCGCCAGTGCAGTGCGCGAATTGCAGAGTGTACTGAAGGTATCCGAGGCGGATGCAATCCGGCTCGCAGATGCCTTCGCCGTTGTCCGGGATGCAGCCAGTTTCGACGACCGCATCGCCGCGATGCAGGCGCTGCGCGACGTGATGCGCGAGGCCGGAGTCAGCCTGGACAGCCTGCCGCCCGCCATCCAGGACGCGCTGGCCGAAGCCGGGGCCCTGACGCTGGAAATGGCCGCGCTGAAGGGCGAGGCCGACGGCGCGACATCGGCCATGATGGCGCTGGTGGCCTCGGCACCCGGCGGCGGCTGGCTGGCCGGGGCGATCGGCGATGCCAGCACCCTGGCGGGCACGCTCTGGGATGCGGCCTTGGCGGCCGCGGCGGCGCGGCAGGAGGCGTTCAACAGCGGCGTCGATCCGGCCAGCGGCAAGCTCTATGGCGGGCGCGGCGGAGACCCGCGCCGCTTCGGCGCATCGCCAGGCACCAGCAACACCTTCGATGTCGAGAATTTCAAGGTTCCCGAGGTTTCAAGCCGCGCCGCGGGCGTGGGCTCTGGCGGCGGGGCCTCGGAGATCACGAAGCAGGCCGATGCGCTGAAGACGTTGCGCGAGGCGCAGGAGCGGCAGATCGCGCTCTTGCGCACCACCGATCCGATCCAGCGCATCATCCTGGAAAACCACGAGGCGCTGGCCGGGGCCACCGAGGCGGAAAAGGCGCAGGTCGTCGGCCTGATCCAGGAGCGGGAGCGGCTGGAGGCGATCGGCGACCGGATCGAGGAGATCGGCCAGATCGGTGGCCGCGCGTTCAGCAGCCTGGCGACCGGCGCCAGCTCGTTTTCCGACGCGCTGTCGATGGTTCTGGAATCCCTGGCCGAGATGGCCAGCTCGGCCGTCTGGGACATGTTCTGGCAGGGCACGGGCGACAGTGGCGGGTTGCAGGGGCTGATCGGCGACTGGCTGGGCCTGCCCGCCAAGGCGGAAGGCGGCCGGGTGATCGGCCCCGGCGGGCCGCGCGACGACCGGATCCTGACGCGCCTCTCCAACGGCGAATATGTCGTCAACGCCGCCGCCACCGGGCAGCACCTGCCGCTGCTGGAGGCTATCAACGGGGGCGCGAGCCTCTCAGACCTGCTGGGGGGTCTGGCGGGCGGCAGCCCGATCGCGCTGGCCGACGGCGGCTATGTCGGCAGCCTCAATGGCGCGTATGCGCCGCAGGACTGGGGCACCGCGCGCATCGGCCGGCCGGGGGACGCAGGCAGCAATGCCGCAGCGGCCCCGATCATCAACATCCACAACAACAGCCCCGAGCCGATCCGCCAGCAGACCAGCACCGGCCCGAACGGCGAGGCCGTGGTTGATATGATCGTGGGCCGGTCGATCAGCCGCGGCCGCTATGACAAGCAGCTGAGCACCCGCCACGGCCTGACACCGGAGATCGCCCGCCGATGACCCTGATGCCCGTCTGGCCCGCCGGTTTCCTGCCCACACCCGATATCACGGGCTGGGACGGCATGCCGTTCGACAGCCGCGCCGCGTTCAACCCGGAAACCGGCCCGCCGATGTTCCGCCGCAGGGTGACGGCCGAGACCTGGGAATTCGCCGGGCGGTTCCCGGCCGCGGATCAGGCCGAGCAGGCGGCGTTCTGGGAATTCTGGGCCGAGATCGAGCAGGGGGCAAAGCCTTTCCTGTGGCGCGATCCGCAGGATGACCAGCCCCGCAAGTGGGTGTTCGCCGCCGAGGAGCCGGTGCGGACGAGCGGCGTCTCCGACACCCACCGCGATTTCCAGATGCGGCTGATCCGCCTTCCCTCGACGCCCTGGTGGGCATGGATGATCCCGGCCGACCGGACCGTGGCCCCGCTCGCGGCCTATGATTTCCGGCGCGGGCTTTATCACAACGGCGCGGGCCAGATCGGGCGGGCCTCGGCGTTCGGATTCACCCGCGCCGGGGCAGCGCGGTTTTTCGACACCTCGGGCGTGATGCAGGTGGCGGCAAATGACGTGCCGCGGTTCGATCACTGGCCCGCCACCGGCGCGCGGCGGGGGCTGATGGTCGAGCCCGCGCGCGTGAATTACGCCACCCAGAGCCAGAGTTTCGGCGGCGCGAACTGGACCGCGACCGGTGTCAGCGTCAATGCCACGCATGCAGCCGCCCCGGACGGTTCCATGACGGCGGCGCTGGTGGCCAATACGGGTGGCGTCACGGCCCTGATCAGCCGCGTGATGACGGTCCCCGCCCATAGCGTCGGCCAGCAGTATTTCGCCAGCCTCTATGTCCGCCCCGTCGCGCCCAATACCAAATGCACCCTCAACTGCTACTGGACCGGCCAGCCTGAGGACAATGTCACAATCGACACGGCCACCGGGGCGGTGACGGGGGCACCCGTGCCCGCGGATGTGCTGTTCGAGCCTGCGGGCGGCGGCTGGTGGCGCATCGGCTACCGGATGACCGGCGATGCCAGCGGCGCCAGCCCGTCAATCGGGTTCCGGCTTTGGCCCTCGGGCCGCAACGTGACCTCGGGCGATTGCCATATCTGGGGCGCGCAGCTGGAGCCATGGCAGGGATTCGTGCCGTCGAGCTACGTCCCGACCACGACCGCCGCCGTCGCCCGTGGGGCCGAGGCGGCCGGGCTGGTGGCCGCGCACGGGGCCTGTGATGCGCGGGTGATCTATGACGACGGCAGCGCCCAGACCCTGCTGGCGCAGGTGCTGGCGGCGGGCTGGTGGCCCACCCAGCAGCGGCCGCACATCGCCGGGATCGCGATTTTCGCGGCCGGAGCCCTGGCATGACCCAGCGCATCATCCCCGCACCCGTCCGCGCCTCGATCGAATCGACCGAGAGCGTCGATGCGATCTTGGCATTCGCGCTGGTCGAGCATCCCAGCCTGTCGGAACCGCTGCGGCTGGTGGCCGATGTGATGGACTACCTGCGCGACGGCTGGGTCTGGCAGGGGGTCCTCTTCGGCTTCACCCTGCCGACCGATGGCGAGGAGGCCCCCAGCTGCCGCCTGACGATTCCGAACGTCGACCGCCGCATCGGCATGGCGCTGCGTCAGCTGACCGACCGCGCCCAGGTCACGCTGGAGATCTGCTCGGCGGCGGATTTCGACCTCAGCGTCGACCCGCGCGAGCCGAAAGGCCCGGTTTCGCCGGTGATCCCGCCGACGCGGTGGGAACTGGTGGATGTCGAATGCACGGTGGCCGAGCTGACCGGGCGTCTGATGATCCGGGATTTCAGCCAGGAACCGTTCCCGAACGTGTTTGCGACGCAGGACCGCCTGCCGGCGTTGTTCCGATGATCGCGCTGGCCACCTCTGCCCGCCCCTGGTGGGAACGCTATGTCGGCCTCCCGTTTGGAGAGGAACCGGGCGAGGTGACCTGCTGGAGCCTGGTGGTGGCGGTCTACGACCTTGAACTGGGTATTCAACTCCCCCTTTACGGGGAGATTTCCGCCCATGACCTGATCCGCATCGCCAAGGCCATGAAGGCCGGTGATACGAGGGATGGCTGGCGGGTGGTGGGCGTGCCGCAGGCCTTCGACGTGGTGGCCATGCGGGGCCCGACCGGCGGCTCGGCCGTGGTTCATGTCGGCGTAATGATCGACCGCAGCCGCATGCTGCATGTCGAGGCGGCCAGCCATGCGGTGATCGTGCCGGTCACGCATTGGTCGGTGGCGCGGCGCATCACCGGATACCGGAGGCGCGCGGCATGAAGGAAAGTCACATCCTCTGCGCCTATCGGGATTCCTTCGGCCTGACGCCGCGTGTCTGCTGGCAGCAACCCGGCCGCTCGATCGAGGCAGCGATCGACGCCTTCACGCCAGCCCTGCCACCCGAATTCCGCCGCCGCGGACGGATCTGCCTCAACGGCCATGAGGTGCCCCGCACGGCCTGGGCGCTGGTTCGCCCGAAACCGCCCCGGCCCGGCCGGCCGGTCGAGCTGTCGTTCCACCTGCCGCCCCAGGGCGGCGAGGGCGGCGGCAAGAAAATCTTTGCGTTCATCGCCTCGATCGCGCTGTCGCTGGCCACCGGATTCGTGTTGAATGGCGGGCTGGCCACGAAATTCGGCCTGACCGCGTTCACAGCCGGATCGACCGCCGCCTATGCCGCCGCCGCAGGCATCCAGATCGTCGGCTCGCTCCTGCTGTCCGCCCTGTCACCCTCGCCCAAGGCCCAGAAACAGGACCGCTGGCGCAACGAGGGTGCGGCAAGCCTGCAAGGCAATATCCTGGAGCCCAACGGCCCTATTCCGCGCGTCCTGGGCGAGCGGAAGGTCTACCCGCCGCTCGGCACCGAGCCGCTGACCTATTTCGAGGGCGCGGACGAGGTGATCGAGGCCGCCTATGTGCTGGCCGGGCCGCACCGCCTGCACGACATCCGCATCGGCGCGGCCGTCGCGGGGGATACGGCCGGCGTCGAGATCGAGACGCGCGAAGGCTGGCCCGGCGACACACCGCTCTGGCTGTTGCGCCGCCAGAGCCGCACCGAAGCGTCACAGGCCGAGCTGCGCGGCCACGTCACCGACAGCGACGATGGTGCGCTGCTCGATCCCACGCTCGACGTGGCGCAGACCGTGCCACAGCCCGCCACAGTGGCGACCTGGGCCGCCCCGGACGAGCACCAGCTGCAGCTGATCTTCGCCCAGGGCCTGCATTTCGAGGGCGGGACGACGAAGCTGCGGGTGCCTGTCAGGATCCGCATGCGCCGTCGCGGATCGACCCATTGGCGCAACCTGCCCGAATTGCACCTGCAAGGCGCGACGCTGCGGCAGATGCGGCTGACCCTGCGCCTCCTCTGGACCGCAGCCGCCGCCACGCCCGCCGCCGCGGCCAGCGAAGGCTGGGTCGAGGCGCGGCGGGCCAGCCCGGACCAGACCGCCGTGCCCGCCGGTGGTGGCTGGGAGGCCGACGCCGCGTTCGGCACCACGGGCGATGCCTGGATGGCTGCGGGCAATCTGGGCACCACCGGCGTGACCGGGGTCCACCTCGACCGCTACACCGCCACGATCCATCTGGATCCCGCGCTCTGGGAACCCGGCCGCTGGGAGGTCGAGATCCTGCGCGGCGCGGTGTTCCGCCAGACCGACTATTCCGCTGCGGCCTATACCGTCTCGGGCTCGGTCTGGGCGCTATTCGGCTATCGCAACCCGACCGCGCCGGCCATCGTCCGCTCGCGCGACAGCATTGCCGACAGCCTGGTCCTCCTGCGCAGCGTCTCGATCTGGAACGAGACCCCGGTCATCACCGGCGATCTGGCGGTGATCGCCGTTCGCGCCCGCAACAAGCAGCTGGAGCGTGTGTCCACCCTGGCGGGCGGCTGGGTGCCGGACTGGGACGGCACCGACTGGCGCGACTGGCAGGTCACGGACAATCCCGCGCCCCACTTGCGCGACATCTATGCCGGGGCCCTCAACGCCGACGCCCTGCCGCCCGATCTGATCGACACTGCGGGCCTGCTGGACTGGCGCGACGACTGCACGGCCGAGGGCTGGCGCGTCAATGCGGTGATCGAGGGGCAAGGTGCCTGGGCGGCGGCGGCCATCGTGGCCGCCTGCGGCTATGGCCAGCCCTATGCGTCAGAGATCTGGGGCGTGATGGTGGACAGGGACACCTCGGCCGAGGCCCCGGTGCAGATGTTCACGCCGCGCAACAGCGAGGGGTTCAGCTGGCGGCGGGCGATGCCGCGGCTGCCGGACGGGCTGCGGGTCAATTTCCGCGACGCGGATCTCGACTACGAGGCCCGCCAGATCACCGTGCTGCGGCCGGGCGGATCGGCGCGCGGGGTGCTGGAGCAGACCGATTACGAGGGCGTCGTCACCGAGACCGAGGTGCGCCGCCGTGCGCTCTACGATCTGGCCCAGCCGCAGGCGCGCGGCACGTTCTATAATCTGACGGCCCCGGCCGAGGCCATCGTCTGCCGCAGGGGCAGCCTGGTGGCGGTGCAGCACGACCTGATCGAGCGCCACGGCGGCACCGGCCGCGTGGGCACGATCTGGCTGGACGATGCCGATCAGGTGGCGGCGCTCGACCTCGATGCCGCGGTGCCAGTGATCACCCGGCCGAGTTGGGCCGCCATCGCGGATCTGTCGGCGGTGCCGGACATGTCGCTGATCGGCGCCAGTTCGGCCGCGATGATCCGCCGCGCCAATGGCACCGCCACGGTTCATCCGATCACCGGAGATGGTGACAGCCAGACGATCACATTCGCCGCGCCGATTTCGCCCGCAGGCATCGAGGATGGCTGTCTGGTGTCGGTAGGGCTGGCGGGCCGCGAGACCCTGCGCTGCAAGGTTTTCGACATCGAGCCGCGCGAGGACCTGACCGCCGCCCTGACGCTGGTCGACGAGGCAAACGAGGTACATCATGGCTGACCGTTCCACCTATTCCCATCTCTCCGGCCCCCCGCCGACGGGCCTGCAGTTCCTGGAGCAGTATTCCGACCGGCTGGGGCAGCTGTTCAACGCCTCGGTCCTGCCGCTGACGGCGGTGGGCGGCACCGGCAACGCGGTGACGGCCACGCTGGACCCGCCCCTGCTTGCCGGGCTGGTCGCCGGCATGAAATTCTGCCTGACCTGGGGCGCGACCAATTCGGGCGGCATGACGCTGGCGCTCAACGGCGGATCGCCGATCGCGGTGCTGGATGCCTCGGGCGCGGCGATGGTGTCGGGCGCGGCGGCAGCCGGGACACGGGTGCTGCTGGAATATGTGGCCGGGGCGTTCCGGGTGCTGGGGGGTGCGGGCGGCGGTCTGATGATGCCGCGGTATATGTGGCAATTCACCGCCAGCGGCACCTGGACCAAACCGACGGGGCTGGACGACGACACCATGGTGTTCGTCGAACTCTGGGCCGGTGGTGGCGGCGGCTCCAGCGGAAACCCCGGCGGTGGCGGTGGTGGTGGTGGCTATATCTGCGGCTGGTTCCGGCTGGGCGATCTGGCCAGCAGCGTCAGCGTTGGCATCGGCGCGGGCGGCGCGACCAATACCGCCGGGGGCAACACCACATTCGGCGCGCTGTTGACAGCCTATGGTGGTGGCCGCAGCAACAGCGCTCACGGCGGCGGTGGTGGAGGTGCGGCCGGGGCCGGCAACACCTCGGGTGGTAGCGGCGGCCCTGGGGGCCGCCTGGGCGGCGGGGCTGGCGGCACCGCGACAGGCGTCGGTGCGGACGCAGGGAATCTGTGGGGCGGTGGTGGAGGTGGCGGGTCCACCGGCAGCTCTGCCGATGGCGGTGCCGCCATTCACGGCGGCGGGGGCGGCGGGTCTGGCGCGGCCGGGCTTGGCGGCGCCAGCTTGTTGGGCGGCAATGGCGGCGCTGTCACTGTCGCCGGTGTGGCCCCCGGTGGCGGCGGTGGTCGGGGCGCGGCAGGTGCGCGCGGAGAGGTGAGGATCTGGATATGAGGCTGGCAAAGATCGAGGGTGGTAGCGTCATCAACGCGGTCGAGGTGGACCCCGACAGCATCCCGGACTGGGCCAGGGACTGGCCGGAGCTGACCGCTGGCGCGGACATCGGCTGGCGCTGGGATGGCAGGGCATTCAGCGCGCCGCCCGGCCCCCCGGCCGAGGAGGTGCTGGCGGAGGCCAGATCGGCCGCGCGGGTGCAGGTGTCCGCTGCGATCCGCGCGGCGCGGGCCGCGATGATCACGGATATGCCGGGCCAGGACATGATCTACCTGGCCAAGGAGGCCGAGGCGCGGGCGTGGATCGCGGACCGCGCCCCCGATCCGGCCGACTATCCGCTGATCTCGGCCGAGGTCGGCATCACCGCGCCGGATGCGGCCAGCCTCGTGCAGATCTGGCTCAATCTCGCCACCCTCTGGCGCGCGGCGGCCGCGCGGCTGGAGGCGCTGCGCATGTCCGCCGCCGCCGCGATCGACGCGGCCGAGACGCCCGAGGACGTGACTGCCGCCCTATCCATCATCACCGAGGAGACCCCCGATGCCCAAGCATGACACGATCATTGTCCAGGCAAAGACCTGGACCCGCGTGACTGATTCCACCGTCAGCGCGCTGCGGCTGCAGGCGCGCGGGCCTTTCGAGGTTCTGGTGCAGCTGACGGCGGATACCTCGCCTCCGGCCTCGGCCGCCGGGGCCGTGCAACTGGGGACGGGCAAGGTGATCCTGCCCGATACTCCGCTGGCGCTGCTCTATCCGGGCCTCAGCACCCCGGCGCATGTCTGGGTCTGGTCCGGGGCCCAGACCGAGGTCTCGGTCAGCCATGCGTGATCCGTTCCGGCCGTTCGACCCGTTCCGGCTGGGCGCGCACCGCGCGGGCCTCTCCAGCCTCTTCGCGGCCGGCCAGCCCGGCCACTGGCCCGACAGCTACGATCCCGTGCGGGGCAGGCTGTTTCAGGATGCGGCGGGCACCATCCCGGTGACGGCTCCGGGTCAGCCTGTCGGGCTGGTCAAACGGGCAGGCGGGTCTGCGGATGCCAGTCAGGGCACCGCCCTCTCCCGCCCCACACTAGGCCGCTGGCCCCGTGGCGGTCGGCGAAACATGCTGCAATACTCTCCTGCCGATACGGGATGGGAGGCAAAGGGGGCCAGCCCGCCCGGTGTTACGAACGGAGTTACCCATCTTGGGGCGTCCTGTGTTGCTATCGGGTTTGACCAGACGATGCCCGCATTGCACTCGAATTGTCGGGCGGATCATCGCCCGACCAACCCAATACCCGTCCTGTCAGGCACACAGTATTGCGGTTCAGCATGGGTCAGCCTGTCGCGCGCACTGACCGGGACAGAGCGGCTCCGGCTGATCTTCACCAGCGGCGGGCAGACGCCGGTGGCTCTGGTGATCGACGCGGGCAATTCGGCAGCGCTGGTCGGGCAATGGCTGCGCAGGGATCACGCAGGGGCCCCAACCGCCAACGCCAGCCTTTTCCCGTCAGCGTATATCTACACTGCGCTGACATCCCCTGTAACCCTCTATGTGCGCGATTTGCAGTTGGAGACCGGGGCAGCGGCCAGCACCTATCAGCGGGCGGTGTCGGATTACGACCTCACCGAGGCGGGGGTGCCGGACGTTTGGCATCTCTATAATGATGGTGGTGACAGCCTGCCGATCACCCTGCCCGCTGGCACCTACGGCCGGGCGCGGGTCAATACAGCGGGGCAGGTCACGGTTGATACTGTGGTCGATCCCACGGACGCGCTATCCGGCACTCGGCAGGTGGATGTGATCCTGCGGCAGGGCGCGTTCACGGCGAGCGAGGAAGCCCAGATCAGGGCGTATTGGGCGAGGTATGCACCATGATCCACATCACCATCACCGTGCCGCTGGCCCATCTGGCCGACGCAAATCAACTGGCGCGGGTGCTGGGCTATTCAGCGGCGGATGCACTGACGTTCGATCAGGCCCAGCGGATCACCGTGGACGGCCAGACCTACGCCCGCGCCGCCGGGATGGTGGATGCGGGATGGCTGCTGCCCGCCTATGGCCCGCTGGTGGCCCCGGAATGGGGTGCCGACATGGCCGCCGCCGCACGGGCGCAGGCGCTGCTACAGGTCCATGACCTGCGCACGGCTGATCCAGATGCCGACCCGCCGCCGGATGCCGACCCCGCCCGGATCTTGGTGATTATCGCGGCGGCCTGAAGGAGGCCGGAGGGCGCGTCTGCGCCCCCCGGCATGGGGTCTGTTTCTGAGGCTGGCCCCATCGACCAGGAAGCGCTTCATGGCCGCATCCGCCCCCGAAGGGGCAGCGGCAGAGAGGCACGATTCGGATGAACACCCCTTTAACACCCGTTGAACCAGTGCAGCCCGTGGCCCCCTGGATCGGCGGTAAGCGTAACCTCGCCAAACGCATCTGCTCGATCCTCGACGGGATACCCTGCAGCACCTATGCCGAGCCATTCGTCGGCATGGGTGGCATCTTCCTGCGGCGGACATCGCGTCCGCGAGCAGAGGTGATCAACGACGCCGGCCGCGACGTCGCCAACCTGTTCCGCATCCTGCAGCGGCACTATCCCCAGTTCCTGGAAGTGCTACGCTTCCAGCTCACCATCCGGGCGGAGTTCAACCGCCTGATCGACACCAATCCCGACACCCTGACCGATCTCGAACGCGCAGCGCGCTTCCTCTACCTGCAGCGCACCGCATTCGGCGGCAAGGTCAGCGGGCGGAATTTCGGGGTGCAGACCGGGCGGCCGGCGCGGTTCAACCTGACCACGTTGGAGCCGATGCTGGAGGACCTGCACAGCCGCCTCGCCGGCGTGACCATCGAATGCCTGGATTTCGGTGACTTCATCCGGCGCTATGACACGCCGGACACCCTATTCTACCTCGACCCGCCCTATTGGGGCAGCGAGGGCGACTATGGCAAGCAGATCTTCAGCCGTCAGGATTTCCGGCGCCTGGCCGATATCCTGACAGGGCTGAAGGGCCGGTTCCTGATGTCGATCAACGATGTCCCGGAAATCCGCAGCCTGTTCTCCTGGGCGCGGCTGGAAGAGGTCCAGACCACCTATACGATCGGCGGAAAGGGTGCGACCAGGGCGGCCGAGCTACTGATCCGTGACGGTAGGTAGGCGATTCCCGCGAAGAATCGTCTGTGCTAATGTCAAAGAAAACAGGAGGCGAGCATGGCCCAGAAGACCGAAATCGAATGGACCGATGCCACATGGAACCCGGTGGCGGGCTGCATCAAGGTCGGCGCGGGCTGTGACAACTGCTACGCTGAGCGCTTCGCTGAACGCTGGCGGGGGGTGCCGGGCCATCCATACGAATTCGGCTTCGACCTCCGCCTTTGGCCGGAAAGGCTGAAACAGCCCGCGCTCTGGAAGAAGCCGCGGATGATCTTCGTGAACTCTATGAGCGACCTTTTCCAGAAGGAAATCCCGCGCAGCTATGTCGACAGGGTCTTCGACGCCATGGAGGCGGCCGACTGGCATGTCTATCAGGTCCTGACCAAGCGCAGTTCGCTGATGCGAAACTACGTCCGCAGCCGCTATGATGGGGGCAAGGTTCCCTCACATATCTGGCTGGGGGTCTCGGTCGAGGATGCGGCCCACAAGAGCCGGATTGGCCATCTGAAGGAGATCAACTCCGAGGCGCGCTTCATTTCCTTTGAACCGCTGCTTGGCCCGATCGGGTCTGTGGACCTTCGCGGCATCGCCTGGGCCATCGTGGGCGGCGAAAGCGGACCAGGTGCCCGGCCGATGGAAGGCGAATGGGCAACCGAAATTAGGCTGACCTGCGACCGTGACGGTGTTGCCTTCTTCTTCAAGCAATGGGGCGGTGCCCGGCCGAAGTCCGGCGGGCGTGTTCTCGACGGCGAGGAGTGGAACGGGTTTCCGACTGATATCGTGCCTAAGGCGATCCTTGAAGCTATCAGCAATTGACCCCACGAACACTCTGGTTGTCTGATCCCCGGATCGGAATCGGGACAAGCTGATGGCCAGACGGAAATCTCATACCGAAAAGACTGTTGGACCTTGGGCTAAGAGGAAGCTGGACGCCCTTGAGCGGTACCTGAAGGCATATATGACGGTGATGCAGAAACAGCGGTTTAGGCTGTTCTACATCGACGCATTCGCAGGAGCAGGGCTAGTACGGGTTCGCAATCAGGCGGGAATCGAGCCCTCCGAAGTAAATCTTTTGATCCCTGAGACCTTTGAGGACGAGGATCAGAAGGAGCTTGAAGAGTTCATAGCAGGTTCGCCGCTACGTGCGCTGGGGCTCGATCGGAAGTTTCACCACTATCGTTTCATCGATCTCGATCCAAAGCGTGTGGCAGATCTAAAAAATCTCGCAGCAGGTCAAGACGGATGTGATGTTAGTGTACTTGAGGGGGAGGCCAACGAACGAGTTCAGTTTATCGCCGCACACTTCAAGGGTCGGTTGTGGCGCGGTGTTGCATTCCTTGACCCCTATGGCGCTCATCTTCATTGGGCATCTTTGGAGGCACTGGCGAGAACGGGAAAGTTCGATGTCATCATCAACTTTCCGCTGGGTATGACTATCAACCGGTTGGTGATGAAGAACCTCCGCTCTATCCCGGAAGGCTGGGCGGCCCAGCTTGACCGTTGCTTCGGCTGCCCAGACTGGAGAGATATCGCGTTCTACACGCAGCCCGATCTCTGGGGAGGGGAAGAGATTCTAAAGCATGCTGACGCCGGACAGCGGTTGCTGAATCACTATATATCGCGGTTGGAGAAGCTTTTTGGCAATGTTTCGGATCCGAGCTTGGTTAGAAACACCAAGGGTGCTCCTTTGTACTATCTGCTATGGGCCGGAACGAATCCCACGGGGAAAAGGATTGCCAATCATATTCTTAAACTCGGTGAGAAGGTTCTGATCGACCGAGCCTCGCAAGCTGATGTCCAATAG